AATTTCAGGATTTCCTTTTAAGGCGCGTGATTTTATTAATTCATTACGCCTTAAATTTGGTACATTTTCAATATATAACCCAAAAGCTTCTGGGTTAAAACTTTTAGCATCAAATTTTGTATTAGCCATTTTTATAAACCTCACTTTTCAAATATTTTTTTATGAAGACGTTTTATGAAAAAACGTCTTTTTGTATATCAACACTTTGCTAAAGTGTCTTTTTGTTCAAGTAGTCACAAATTTGTTCATATGTCATAGATTTGTAATCTACTGTTTGTTCTGTTGTTACATTATCAGCTTTAGTTCCAGGAGTTTGACCGGTAATAATTACAGGGTTTTTGTTAAATAAAAAACTAGTTTCATCACATTCGGATAATTCTCTTATTTTCTGGTCTAAGCCCTTAACATTATCGTTTTCGTCTAGTTCAGCATTCTTAAGAAAGTCTGAAAGCAAGGGCATTATGACCTGTTGATTTTTAGCCTTAGCCTTAGTTAATTCCTTTTCTAGGGCATTTTTAATTTTAAGTTCTCTTAAATCGGTATTAAACTTATCTTCAGCCATTTTTTTTTGTTCTTGGATTTGAGAAAATCTCTGCTTAAGGTCATCGAGCTCTTTATTTTGGCTTGTTAAGCCATTTATCTCATTATTTTTGTTTTCAAGTTCAAGGTTCAAGGCCTTAATATTTTCGGCTTGTTCGGAGTTCTCGGCCTTTAATTTTTCGACGTCCGCGCCGTATTGAGCCATAATTTTGTCGATAATTTCGGATTCAAGGCCCAAATCTTTCAAAAAATCTCTTTTCATAAGTCACCTGATACGATTTTTTTCGCCTTTTCTTGGCGTTTCAGTAAACATTTTTACGACTTGTTTTTGTCCATTTTATTTTACCAAACTATTTTTTAATCTCATGTTAAGGTCAAAAAAAGAGACATCTTTGTTTAAAGATGTCCTGTAAAGACGCTTTTCAAGATGACGCTTTTAAAAAACGTCAAAATACAAAACGTCTTATTAAAAAATTGGTTATCACATATGTTTTAATTCGCCAGGAAATTAGTCAAATTCATTCAAGAATCGCTTAGAAATGTTTTTTGGTATAATTTATCGTCTACACACAAGAAATTAAAATTTGAGCCTTCTAGATATCGTAAAATTGATATACCCTTTGAAAGGCACTTTATTAAGTGTCTTTTTACATATATTTTTTTTGTTTCAATATACGCGCGCGCGTTAGTATATTATATACACGTTTATAGAGGGGGGATATTTATCTTTTATATACTACCCCCCCCCATTATACTTGCAAGTATAATGGTCCCCCCCCCTCCGTATATTCTTAATTTGAGGTCATTTAATGCGCGATGCGCCAAAAAGAAAAAAGAAAAGAACCAAAAGAAAAAAGAAATCCGGCGAGTTCTCGCCGAATAAGGTAAGAATATACTTACGTATATTCTTTTTGTTAGGGGGGTAGGGCTTTGCCCTCTACCCCCCGGTGCTCACGCACCTCCCCCCTCAACCCAAACCACTAAAGTTTAAGCGTATAAATTTTAGGATTGGCTATCGTAGACTCAAGTTGGTACTAAACCACTAAAGTTTAAACATGTAAACTTTAGGGTTGTCTATCATAAGTTCAAGAAAGCGCTGATGATGATCTCATCGATGTTTATTTTATTCTTCTAGCTACACCATAGTTGAACTGACCACAGTATCTTTTAAGACCACTAAAGTTTAAGTAGGTAAACTGAGGATTGGCTGTTACGAATCCAAGGAAGCGCTGACGATGTTATCGATATCTATTTTGTTTTTCTAACTACCCAGTAATCGAACTGGCTATGGTATTTCTTAAAACCAATAGTTAATAATGGGTTTCATCATCAGCGCTCACTTAAGTTTACGATAGCCAATCCTAAAGTTTACATGCTTGAATTGGTCTGGGTTGAGGGGGGAAGATGCGTAAGCATCTGGGGGGTAGAGGGCGAAGCCCTATCCCCCGTGGGGGTTTTAAGGGGGAAGATGCGTAAGCATCTGGGGGATAAAGGGGGGGTACCCCCCTATCCCCCCTAATGGAGAAAATAAAATACCCACTTTTTTGAGGTTGTAATACCCTTAAAATCGTTTCAATATGTTTTTTGGTATCATTTTACCTGTGAGATATAAAAATTAAAATTTGAGCCTCCTAGACGTCGTAAAATCGATATCGTCTCTAGAAGGCTTTTTGCCAATTTTCTCTCACGCGTACGCGCGCGTAGATATTATATATTTATTATATATATTCGCGTTGCTCATATATAATAAATATATAATATCTGTATGAAGGAATTTTTTTGTTTTGGTTTTTTTTATGGTGTCATTGAAATGTAATACTCAAAGACATTTTTAAAAATGTCTTATTACCTCTTATGCCTCTTACTATCAAGGTTTTATTATATTTTTATATATCATCACCAAGATGTTTAAATTTAATATTTTTTGTTACTGAATTGTAAGTTGACAAGCCTTTTTTTACGTGTTAATATAAATGCGTAATAGGCGAGAGCTTAGTACATACGGCCAGCGTGAGCCGCCTAATAGGTATGATCACGCTTTTAATATCGCTGTTATCATGCATTACTGGTAACAGTTGCAGATGACAGGATATAATAAATTCTTTGGGAGTAATGCACCGAAGGGTTTATTTTTTTTGTTAAAAGACACTTTACAAAAGTGTCGTCGTATGTACTAGATATTAGATGATCGAAAGATTATAGATTATAACCGCTTGTTATGTTCATACGGCCAGCGTGAGCCGCCTAAAAGGGATTTTCACGCTTTTAATATGTGAAGCATTGACGTCTTTGGAAAGTGTCAATATACCCCGTGTGAGGGCTTAATAAGTTAAAATCACACATATATACGTTGGTCTTACAAATTAAAAAAAAGAACATACCCAATGGATATATTCTTCTCATGTTAAAATTGTGTTTTTTTTCTGTAAAGAGAAAAACGGACCAGATCGTTCGTTTTTCACACGGTTCCGGCCGGCTAAAAGCGCAATCCGGTTTTTACAGTAAACAGATACTAATCATGACATAACAACACGTTACCAAATCTTTATTGACTAGATCACCCAGTATTTGACTCGCTATCAAATATAAAAGAGGTGAATTAAATGACACACAATAATCCAGAAATCGAAGTTATCGATTTCAACAATAGACAACTTTCAAACACAAGCAGATACAGACATGTACGTCACTTGTTAAACAAAGGACGCGCAGTTATAGTATGTCGTTCTCCGTTTACAATAAAATTATTGTATACCGTAGACTCCTCCAAGACAAATAAAACCTTAGAAAGAGCCAGAATAAAAGAGGAAATAAAAGAAAAAGTTAACTACGCTCAATATATACTCAAGTACAAAAGCAATAAATATATTGCTGACGCAACCATTACAGCTATTTACACTCTTCCGGCAAAAGACCGTGAGTTTTATTACACTGAGAAAACACTTGAATACTTCACTCAAATATACCAAGAGCAGACATCAACTCATCAAATATTTTCCTACATACCCTATATGATAAAGGTAGTACAAAATCACAACGAATCCCGTAAAGCAGCTCCAGACAAAGTTCAACCAATTAGAAACACGCGCAAAAATAAATTTGCCAACTTCGATCAACGCGAGTGGGATTGTGATGAACTCAAACGTCTTACTTGCGATACATACAATGCCGAAGACAATGTAACAGAACACACTATGTATACACTTAAAGACCAGATATCCGAACAGAACCTCCGCAAAAACAAATTTGCCAACTTCGATCAACGCGAGTGGGATTGTGATGAACTCAAACGTCTTACTTGCGATTACGATGATTAAGTACCTATATATAGTACTACATCAAAATTGATTTGTCAAATTAAAATTATGTTTTTTTTCTGTAATGTATTTGCAATGCTAGAGGTGTATACATGCCAAAACAATTCAAACTAATGGGAGAAAAATTTGGTGACTTGGTGGTTAAAGAGTTTTTAGGCTTAAATAATAACAGAAGTAAGCTTTGGCTTTGTGAGTGTGTCTGTGGAAATATGGTAAAAACGACATCAGGCCGTTTAATATCTGGTAAAAAAACGAATTGCGGATGTAAAAGTGAATCAAAAAAAAATCTGGTTGGTCAGAAGTTTGGCAAATTGACAGTTATGCGAAAAGTTGGGTATATAGAAAATAATGTGGTTTGGTTATGTAAATGTGAATGTGGCAAAGAGATAACAGAGAGAGGGCCTTTTCTGCGTAAATTAAAAACGACCTCATGCGGATGTTCTGGGCATGGGCCGTCTTTGTTGGCTAGTAATTTTTTTGATTTAAGAATACCAGACCAAGAAAAAAAACCGGAATTTCACCTGCCTACTATCGAGCAAATGGAAGAATGGGACAAGAAATTTTTACTTCTTGATTTGAAAAGGAAGGGATATAATGCCAAAAAAATATGATCTAGTTGGTAAAAAATTTGGCATGTTAACGGTTAAAAAATTGTCTGGACGCGGTCATGACCGCTGTTTTCATTGGATGTGTAAATGTGACTGTGGAAACACAATTGAAGTAAGTACTTGGGAATTAAATAATGGTAAAATCACAAATTGCGGCTGTATGAATAACAAACCCAAAAAGCTTGATAATAGACGTTTTGGGCATCTTACAGTATTACAAAAAGATGGTCACTATAAAAAACTTTCTATTTGGCTTTGTCGTTGTGATTGTGGTAAAGAAATTAAGGCACTAGCACATCAGCTGAAAAATGGCCTTGTAACGTCTTGCGGTTGTTCTGGCGGTGGTCCTTTGCCTTTTACTGCAAAACCAAAAACAAACAAAAAAATAAATATAACTAATCAATCTGTTTATGATTTTGTGAGAAGTTTGGGGGTTATAAGATTAAAGTGTTGAAGCATAAAAAGCAAAGCGCATTGGCTTTTTTTGCCGGGTCGTTAATTGGTATTTGCGATATTGTTTTACTAAAAGTAGAAGATATATATATTAGTTCACTTTTATTTTCTTTTGCTTTAGCCGTAATAATTAAAAAAGGCTTGCCGTTGTATACTGGATTAATAGGCTCGAGAATAAAAAGGGCAAAGGCAAACCCGGAATTGCAAAATTATCTTGCCCAAATCTTAATATTTAATTGGCTTGGGTGTTTGACTACGTTTTTTTTAATTTTGTTTGTTCAGCCCAAACATTTTTTTATATTAGCTTCAGGCAAAGCAGCTTTAAAATTTTCTTTTTCACCGTTTTATATTTTGGCGTCAAGTTTATTTTGCGGCATTTGTGTTCATACGGCCGTTAATCTAAAAGACAAATTAATATTAATTTTAGCTGTAATGATATTTATATTATGCGACTTTAGGCACTGTATAGCCGAAGCGCCTTTATTATTTTTACATTTTGATATAAGATCTTTAATCAAGTTTTTGTTAATTGTTTTGGGCAACTCAGCCGGGGCAGGTTTTGCTAATTATTTTCTAGCCAAAAAATGAGGTTGGTGAAATGCAAAATTTATCACAAGTCATAAAAAAAATGGCTTTAGACGCCGTTGAGGCTAATAAACCAATGGAATTAGTACTTGGGACTGTTATAAGTATAAACCCAATAAAAATAAGTTTAAGCCAGCTTTTACTTATTGGCGAAAGCTTTATTTTAAACCCGGAGGGGCTAGCCGGTCAAGAGTTTACAATTAGTCTTGACGAACAAAAAATATCATTAAAAAACGACGAAGACGAGCTAAAAGAATTTACTATTATGCCACAAGATTTAACAATAAAAATCAAAAGTCATATAAAAAAAGATGACAAAGTTTTTTTGTTAAGGCTTCAAGGTGGTCAAAAATATTTTATATTAAGCCCGTTGGTGGGCTAAAGGAGAATATAATGAGCAAAATAAAATTCAAAACTGGCGCGTTTTTAGACGCCGAACGTATAGAAAAAACGAATATATATAGCAAAGGTCAAAGCCGTGATGCTTTAGAAATTCACATCAAAACGCAAGATAAGATTTTTGATGATTTGATTTCTATGGTGCAAAGCCCAAATAATTTAGGTACTGTGACTATAGAAGATAATGGCGATGAGTTTGCTTATCCAAACTACGAGATTTTTCATTCTTTAGTTTTTGAAAATGGTGAATATATCTTAACTATAGCCCAACTTACCGAGCAAGAAATAAAGTATAACGAATTAGTAAAACGTATTGAGGCGTTAGAACGTTAATGTCCATTAATTGGCAAGTTAGATTTAATAATCCTGTTTGGTGGGGACAAGTATTTATCGCCGTAATAAGCCCGATTTTGGCTTATTATGGCTTATCTTTCAAAGACTTGACGAGTTGGGGCGCGGTTTTTGACGTATTTTTGGCGGCTATAAAAAATCCTTATATTTTGGGCTTAATTGTTGTTAATGTTTTTAATACAATCAATGACCCAACTACAAAAGGGTTTTCAGATAGTTTTAGGGCTATGACTTACGAAACGCCAAATTAATTTAAGGAGATGTTTTTTGTGCCAAAAATAATTGATTTGGTAGATCAAAAATTTGATGATTTAACGGTCAAAGAGGCTGCGGGCAAAGATGAAAAAAATAATAGGCTTTGGCTTTGTGAATGTACTTGTGGTAATACAATATTAGCCACGTCGTATGCATTGAGATCTGGGCGGAAAAAAAATTGTGGGTGTAAACAAAGTCTTATAAATCAAAAGTTTGGTGATTTGACGGTCAAAAAGGTTACTGCAACTAGCACTTGGGGGCTTAAAATTTTGCTTTGCGAGTGTGTTTGTGGTAATACGATAAAAGTTTCTTCTGAAACTTTGAAATCAGGCTTGAAAACAAATTGCGGATGTAAGCAAAAAGAACAAAAAACGAAAAAAGAAATTTTGAAATTAGACAAGAAAGCGAAAAAAGAAACAACATCGCACAACGAGAAAATATTTTCAGGTTGCGTTGATTTTTGGATTTGTAGCGATAACGATTCTGACCTTCGTTCGCCGTCACTCGAGAATATGCAAATTTTGGTAAAAAAAGAAATGATTTTGAAGCTAACCAAAAAAGCCCTTGAAAAAATTACAAGTATCGCGAAATTAGATTTGTTTTTAGCATTTCTAACTGGTCAAAGGACCTTTTAAGGAGTTGTTTAAGTGCCAAAACTGTTTGATTTAGTAGGAGAAAAGTTTGGTGATTTGACAGTTAAAGAATCTGCTGGTACTGATAAACAAAGAAATAAGCTTTGGCTTTGTGAGTGTGTTTGTGGTGAGACAGTAAAAGTTGCGACGCGTCAATTAACATCTGGAGAAAAAACCAATTGCGGTTGTAAAAGTATACGTAAACAAACCCTTATAAATAAAAAGTTTGGAGATTTAACGGTTAAAGAGTTTGTTGGTAGTAATAAATATGGAAATAAGCTTTGGCTTTGTGAATGTACTTGTGGTACCAAAGTAGAAGTTTCAACTGACAAGTTAACATCTGGCAAAAAGGCTCACTGTGGGTGTAAAAGTAAATGGAAACAAACCCTTATAAATAAAAAATTTGGTGATTTGACCGTCAAAGAATTTGCTGGTCATAACAAAATCGGGAATAGGCTTTGGCTTTGTGAATGCACTTGTGGCAACAAAATAAAAGTTACATCTAACTTGTTAACATCCGGCAAAAAGGCTCACTGTGGGTGTAAAAGTATAAAAGCGCAAAATCTTATCAATCAAAAATTTGGTGATTTAACCGTAAAAGAATTTGCGGGTCTTGATAAAAGAGGGTGCAGACTTTGGCTTTGTGAGTGTACTTGTGGTGAGACGGTAATAACAACATCTCACAATCTAACATCTGGGCGTAAAACCCATTGCGGCTGTAAAAGGTGTCGTAATCGAATCTTTCTTGATCAAAGAGGAACAAAGGAAAAAAATGCCAATTTATATAAACGTTACTTTAAAAAAAAGAAAAAAGAAAAATTTATTATGCCGTCACTCGAAGAAATAGAAATTTGGGATAAGAAATTCACGGCTTTAGAACTAGTAAAAAGGAAACTAAAAGAAATAAAAAACGTCAACGAGTTAAATTCTTTTTTGACCCTTTTGTCAGGCCAAAGAATAAAAGTATAAAATTAAATATGTGAGGCAAAAATGCAAAATTATTTTCCGTATAACAATTACATGGACCGCGTAAACAAGCTGGTACAGATGCAAAACCAACTTAATCAGAACTATCCGAATTATGCGGGCCAACAGTCGAACAATCAAATTATTTTTGTTCAAGGAGAGACGGGGGCAAAGGCTTATCAAATACCGATTAATAGCACGGTTTTATTAATGTCAAGTGAAGCAAACGAATTTTTTATTAAGAGCACTGATCAAGCCGGGTTCCCAACTATAAAGAAATATAAATTTACAGAAGTAATACAAGCTACAGGGCAAAGCGCACAAGAACAACAAGTAAAAACACAAAATTTTGTTACTCGAGAAGAATTTGAAGCGCTCAAAAATGAAATTAAACAACTAAAGGAGCCGAAAAATGAACCAGATAATGAAAATGTTAAGCCAAAAAAGCCCGATAATAAACGCGCTTAAGCAAGGCGGCTCGCCACAAAAGATAGTTATGCAGATGATGCAAACTATGGGCCCACAAAATAATATGTTTTCACAAATGATTAATATGGCTAATAATGGACAAACAAAAGACTTAGAAAATATGGCAAGGCAAATTTTTAATCAAAATGGGCGGTCTTTTGATTCAGAATTTAGTAATTTCAAAAATATGATTTATGGGCCCAAAAAGCAATAAAAGAGGTGATTATATGGAGAAAACTTTAACACCGGCAGACATTGCAGCCGTTACTAATAATAATGATGGTTTTGGCGGCAATAATGCTTGGTGGCTAATCTTATTTATGATGTTTGCTTTTGGTAATGGAAGTTGGGGCAACTATGGTGGCAACTGGGGTTATAACAACAATATAGACAATAGATTTCTAGAAAGAGATGTATTTGCTACAAATCAAAACGTTAGCAACACCGGATTTGCTACTAACCAAAACGTAAGCAATTCTTCTTGTCAAACTCAAAAAGACGTTTTAGAAAATAGATATCAGAATCAGTTAGGCTTACAAAACGTAGAACAAACAGTAAATAACTGTTGTATGCAAAATCAGACTCAAATTCTAAACAATAAATATGAGCTTGACAGGGAAATTTTACAGAATAGATATGAGAACTCATTACAGACTCAAACTCTATCAGCTCAGCTTGCCCAGTGTTGTTGTGACATAAAAACAGTAACACACCAAGAAGGCGAAGCAACGCGCGCTATGTTGACGCAAAACATTATTGACGGTTTACGCGATCAATTAGCAAACGAACAAAGGGCAAATTTAGCAAATTCAATTATTGCTAATAATTCTGCTCAAACTCAGACATTAATAGGAACGCTCTTACCAAGACCGATGCCAGCTTATCCGTCAGCGTCTCCTTATATGTCATACGGTTGGAATGGCCTTCAAGGCTGCTCTAACTGCGCTTATAACAATATATAAAATCTTAAAAAAAAGGATGGTGAACACTCTCCGAATAAAAGTTCACTAGTACAAAATTCATATGTCTCTTTGGATGTACCTTTTTCAGGTAAAGAATTTTCATTAAAACCGAGTGAGTTAGCTCACCAAAAGGCTAACGGCTTACGTTGGCCTTATTTTTTTATCTTATAAAAGCGAGGTTATAATATGTTAGAAGTATATACACAAAATACGACGGTGCCCGAGGATACGGCGATACCGTTTAACAATACAACTATACAAAAAGGGAGCACAGTAGTAAAAACGGCCCCCACAACTATTCAATTTAACAGAATTGGTGTTTACATGGTGGCGTTTGATGCTTCAGTATCTTTAAGCGAAGGAACGGCGGCTGATAACATAGTTTGCCAATTATATAAAAATGGTTCAAGTCAGATACAAGCCGTGACATCAGCAACTTCAAGCTCTACGACCGATATTGCACATTTGTCTTTTAATACGCTGGTACAGGTACCACAAAATAATACTTGTAGTTGTGCGACGTCACCGACAACTATTCAAATTTTGAATACAGGCGCAGCCGCTAATTTTGCGCAAGCTGATTTAGTAGTAACAAAAATTTGTTAATTGGAGGTCTATATGTACGATTGGACAAATCTTTTTAATTTAGTTTGCGCCAAATATACTGGAGAATCACTAAAAGAAAAATACGGTCATTATATGGAAAACTTTGTAAAAAAATTAAAGATAGAAAATAAGTGTTTATATGATGAGTTAATGAATGGGTTATATATAATGATATATGGAGAACATTTTAACGAAGAAACAGCGAAAAAGGCCGTAGCAAATATGGAAAATGAAGATGGGACAACAGGGGCGCATTGGTCTTTAGAAGACACTACAAAAGTGGCGCAGCAAAACAATATTAATTTTTCGTCGTCGAAATATAACGAATACGACTGGTATTTTGTTTTAAACATGATTTACAGTGATTTTTATAAAGTTTTTGGACAAGACACAAATTTATACATTAAGGTTGCTAAAGCTTGGTTAGAAGACAAAGACGCGGAAAATGGAAAAGCGTATAAATATTATCAAAGTGTAAAGAAAAATGGCGTATGATTTTTTATTGGCTGGTACTTTATTACCTATAACACCGGAGAGAGTTACTTTAAGCATAAAAAACAGGAACGAGACTTTTGATTTAATAAATCTTGGTGAAGTCAATATTTTGAGATATCCAGGACTAACAGATATAAGCTTTGATTTTGTTGCCCCGGCTTATAATTATCCGTTTGTTAGAGCCTTTCAGGAACAGAAATTTTATTTTAATCTGCTCGAGACTTTGAAGACGAGTTTAAAGCCCTTTTATTTTTCAATAGTTAGAAAAACGCCAATGGGTAAACTTATTTTTACGACGAATATGCGGGTGAGTTTAGAAGAGTATCAAATAGTTGAAGATGCGAGCGCTCAAGGGTTTGACATAACTTTTAACGTGAAACTAAGGCAATTTAAACCGTTTAAAACGATAGCGCAAGAAATTAAAGCAACCGACAATGAAGAAGAAAAGATTATCGAGACAAAAGTAGAACGCGAAGAAACAAAAGAGCCCGCGAAGACATACCAAGTAAAAAAGGGTGATACCTTATGGAATATAGCGAAAAAAGAGTTTGGCGCGGGTAATAAGTATCAAGATATAGCCAAACTGAATAATTTATCAAATCCAAACTTAATATATCCAGGACAAATATTAAAACTACAGTAAATTTATAGAAGAAGATGGGGCAACCTCATCTTCTTTTTGTATAATCAAAGAAAGGGGATGAGAAAATGATTTTATCGGGCCTAGAAATAAAAAAATATTTGGGCAAGCAAATAAAAATAGACCCGTTTGATATTAATTTATTGAATCCAAATAGCTATAATTTGAGGCTTGCTGATGAATTATTAACTTATGATCAAAAATTTTTAGACATGCGGCGCAAAAATAATTATCACAAAATAAAAATCCCGCCTGATGGCTTACTAATTTACCCTGGCAAATTATATTTGGGGCGTACTTTAGAATATACTCAAACAGATGAATTTGTGCCAATGTTAGAAGGCCGTTCATCAATTGGCCGGCTTGGTTTATTTATTCATATATCCGCTGGTTTTGGCGATGTTGGTTTTAAAGGCTTTTGGACGCTTGAAATTCACTGTATTCAGCCAATAAAAATTTATGCCGGCGTAGAAATATGTCAAATTTATTATCATACTATTAAAGGCGACTATAAAAATTATTCTTCTGGCAAGTATCAAAATAATTCAGGTGTTCAGCCAAGTTTGTTATATAAAGATTTTTTGTATTAACAGACGTTTTTTGTAACTTTTCATATTTTTTGTAACTAAATTTTAATTTGACAAACGGTTCAAAATATGTCATGATATAATTTATTTAGTATTTTTTTTTATTTAAGGAGATTGATTATATGGGAGAAAAAACCCAAAAAAATAATTCTTATAACGGTCCTTTTTTGGGGTTTAACTCAGAAGGTGAATTATTTGACAAACTATTTGAGAAGTCTATTTTTATATTTCCGGAGTTAAATATAAATGATAGATGGAGTACCGCGGGTCATATGACACATTTAATTTATAAATATATTCGTTTAGTTAGTTCTGATGGGATTATGATACTTGATTATAAAGATAATGGCGAATATCAAAAATTAGTTTGCAACTTGAAAAGGTTTTCAGCAAAATGTTTTGCTAATTATATAATTCAAGGAAGCGTAATTTGTATAAAGCTTAATCGTAGGTTGATAAAAAAACTTTGGTTAAAAGCGGATCACCAAATAACAGAAAGAGAATTAAGGATCCAATTTATCAATACTATTACTGGCTCAATAAGAGAAATTTTAAATAGTACCAATGGGTTACCAGATGAGGCAATTTCAAAATATAGTGCCAATGAGGCATTAAATGACTCGGCTTTAAATCTTATGATGCTGGCAAGTGCCTTAAAAGGTGAAGTAAAATTAAATAGTGAGGGTGACCAAACATGCGAAAAAAGATAGTTAAACCCAAAGAAGATTTGCTTGGGTGTGCATCTGAAGATGATTTGCGCACTAAGCTTTTTGAAAAATCTAGTTTGGTGTTTCCAGAATATGAAATGAGAGCAAGAAAAGGTATTTGTAAACATTTGACTGAGTTGATTGCGTCTGGTAAGTATTTTGGTGATAAGCTAGTAAGTTCTTATTGGGCACGTAACCCGCAACTAACCAAGCACTTAAGAAATATGGCAAAAAAAGGTTTTGCAGTTTTTGGTATCGTTAAAAACAAAGGAGCGTTAAAACTTAATACAGAAAAAATAAAAAAAGACTGGCTAAATATAGATCACCAAAAAACAAATGATGAATTAGAAAAAGAATCCTTTAACCGTGCCCAATCTGCCGCTAATGAGATTTTGGACATGATGAAAGAAGAAAGAAATTTTGATATTACTTGTCGACTCGAGTTTTTATTTGAGGAGCTTAAGATTGGTAAATCTGAAGAGTGAAAATATGTATGCAAAAAAAATAAGATGGAAGGTATTGTTTACCTCCATCTTTTTTTTACTTATTTTTTCATTTTCCTCTTGACAAACGCAAAATTTTATGATACACTATAAATAAAGGTTGGTTAAGAACCCAAATCCGCAGCTTGAAAATTGAATAATATAATGAGAATTGTGTATATACCTCAAAATTTATTTTTTAGTTTTGATTTATTTGCTTAATTTATTTGCCCACGTTGCCAGGCGTTAAACAGGCGACTCTTCCGGTTACGCAGCTAGCCAGAAGGCGCAGCTTGATAATTTAATAATAATCCAGAGAATTTATTTTTGATAACAGTTTTTTGCCTTTGTTGTTAGGCGTAAAAGAAACAACTATAATAAGAAACTAAAAAAACAAATAAAGAAGGTGATATATATGATAAAAAACGTTAGACAAATAATGTCCTTGATCAAATATGATCTCAAAAACAGTCACAAAGAGTTTGTAAAGCGTTTCCATAAGTTGTGCCAAAAACACGGTATAACCTTCATCAAGGACGCTTTAATATATTTTACATACAACTTTTATTTTGATCTAAATACAGCCGAATTTTACCTTGAACTTGGCAAAGTGAACAAGTCAAAGGTTAACAAAATCCACAATTATGTATCTCAAAATATTGTTAGTGACGAATATATGTCTTATTTGGTGAACAATGAATGCCAAATGATATTAGACAGATGTCAAAATATATAAAAAATCTTATGTAAAAAAGGAGTTTTAATTATGAATAATGAAATTATAACCAATAATAATGCGGCGAATATATATCTCAAAATTCAAATGTGCCGCGTAGAACTACAAGCGATGAATCTAAGAAAAACGGGCAAAAATAAATTTGCTGGTTTTAGTTATTACACGCTTGAGGACATAACACCAACACTAAACAATCTTCTACTAAAATATCGACTTGCGTCTGAAATATCCTTTAATAACCAAATAGGGAGGTTAAAGCTCGTCAATATAGATAACACACAAGAGACCCTAATATTTGAGGCGCCAATGCGAGAAGCCGAACAAAAAGGCTGCAACAGCGTCCAAAATTTAGGCGCTACTATTACTTATATGAGACGATATTTATACTTAATCGCCTTTGATATAGTAGAATACGACACATTTGACGCAATAACCGGCCGCCCCGGTTTAGACAACCGAACAAATAACATACACCAAGATATCGACTATATAGAGCGTAATTTGACTCAAGAACAAAAGTCAAAAATGTACGCCAAATACAAAGTTAACAATCTAAGTGAGCTTTCAGCCGACATTATTACGGCGTGCGTCAAGAAAATTAAACAATAAAATATCAGGATATAACAATTCAAAAATAAGTTTGGTTTGATCATAACACAAAAAAAAATAAAAGTCAAGGGGGTAATTAAAATTTTTTTATACGAACTTAATAAATTTGAGACTCAAATATGGGATTTAATGTCTTCTGAAGACGGTTTAGACAAAGAAATTTTTGATGAAATAAAAATTACTGAAGAAGAAACCATATTAAGTTATGCCAAAGTTTGGCGTCAAATGTCGAGCGATATAGAACAATTAAAAAATGAAATAGACAGATTACAAAAAAGAAAAGCGAGATTTGAGAATGCCGCAAGCAAAATAAAAGAAAAATTATTATTGGGCATGAATTTTACAGATTTGAAAAAAATATCTAGACCAGATATAAGCTTGGCCGTGAAAAAAAATCCGCCGTCATTAAAAATAGACATTGACGCGGAGATACCAGAAGAATATTTTAACAATAATCCGGTTTTAGACAAAAAACATCTAAAAGAAGATATAAAAAAAGGGTTATTAATTAACGGCGTACGCTTAGAATCTACCGAACGTGTAGATATATCATAAATACCAAAATTAACCAATTACAAAATATATTTGTATTTGGTTTTATTTTTTGATATAATATGTTTAAGGGAGGGGAGAAATATAAGAGTAAGTTTAACGCCGCGAAGTGATACAATATTCAAGGCCATTTTTGGAGATCAAAGAAACGTTAATATTTTAGCTCGTTTTTTAAGAGCGGTTTTTGAGCAAAGTCCGATAAAAATTGAATTTTCAAAGTTAGAAATTGCTAATACGAGTTTGATAGCCGATAACAAAGACGAAAGAAATAGTGCGGTTGATGTTTTAGCAATAACCGATAAGGGCGAAAAAATAGATATTGAAATACAAATCAATGATCACAACGATATTCAAAAAAGGACTGTTTTTTATGCGTCGCGCATGACTACCAACCAAGTGACAAAACAAGTAAAATTAAAAGAAAGATATAAAAATATTAAAATTGTCATAGTGATTGCTATATTAGATTTTAAAATAAGGCTTGATGACGATAAGTATTTTCACGGCAACATATTAAAAGATATGATAGATAACAAAATATATACTGACGTCGAACAAATATATACGCTGGAGTTACCAAAAATACCACCAGATGATGACAATAAAGAACTTTGGACTTGGTTAAAGTTTCTTAAGTCAAACAACGCCGAAGAAATAAAAGAACTAAAAAATAAAATACCGGAGGTTGATGAAGCTATGAGTATTTATGAAAACTTTATATCTGATGAGCAACTTAAAAGCATAGCTGAAACGCGTGAAATGAAGTATAAGCTAGATCGTAACGAGTGGATTGCTCAAGGCAAAGAAGAAGGCGAAACTAAAAAAGCTATTGAAGACATAATAGCCTTTGCCAAAACGGGTATGAGTTTAACCCAAATATGTCAAACGTTAAACGTTAACGAAAATATTAGAAGCCAAGCTATAAATAAACTAAACGAAATGGGTATTAAATATAATGCTTAATAGAAGCTATGGGGCAACTGCCCCAGCTTTTTTTATAAAAGCTAAAAAGAAGGAGGATTTTGAGATGATAGAAAAAAAGACTCAATGCAAAGAATTAAAGGATGCGGTCGTTACTTTGCGAAAATTAAGCGGCGATGAATCACAGCAAGCTATTTACGAGGCCGAATTAGACGCTAAGCGTGTTCAAAATGCTGCTATTAAAACTGCTAAACGCGAAGGTTTTGAGCAAGGCGAAGCTAAGGGCCAAGAAGAAGGCGAAACAAACGCCAAAATTGAAGCTGTGATAAATCTAATAAAAGAAACTGGCTGGCCCTTAGAAAGAGCAATGACAGTTTTAAAAGTTGACGCGTCGTATAAACCTCAGATAGAAGCTAAGTTAAAAGAACTTGGCATAAACTAATAAAAAAGAGTTTTGGGGCTTTGGCCCCAGCTTTCTCAGATCAAATCAAATCTTGAAACAAAACATTATTTTTATAATCGCATATATGTAAAAGTGCATATATAAGTTCACGAATTTGAGGATGTGCGGCGCTTGAAGATCTTAATTTTATAAAGTGTCGCCATTCTCTTATATTTGCGGTCATAATTAATTCTGTTTTTAAACTATTTGGCAAAACAGCGCGGGCCTCTTGAGGTTTTGCGCCGTTTTTTATTAAATCAAAATAAGCTTGTTCAGCTTGAGCGCAAGCATTGAGCCAAATTTGATAAAGCTTATTATTTTGATCTAAAAAACACGGTTTTATAAAGCAAATTTGATTTTTAAATTTATCATCTGTGTAGTTGCAATATCTGGTGCTTTCTTGGCAATAACTAGCTAATCTATGCCTAACGATTTCATGAGAAATACCACGGTCGCAAATAAACTTTACAGAAAAAGAAAAATGCTCTAAAACGGCCTCATGACCGCGTTTAATTATGTTTTTTATAAATGTTTGGGCTGAGTTTGTAGAAATCTTATTTTCTGATTTATAGCAAACACGCCCGCAAAGTTCTAAATGCTTAATAACTTTGTCCCAATCTGGTTTATCTAAAAATTCAACTGATGGATTTATGATTTTCACTTTTTGACTCCTTTATTTATTAAGACGTCTATTTAATTTATACGCAAGCAAACAATTATTTAATAACATAGCTACGGTCATTGGGCCAACTCCGCCGGGTACGGGCGTAATATTTTTAGCCTTATTAACGCACGAATTAAAATCTATATCGCCACATATTTTTTTTGTTTTAGAATCTCTATTAATGCCCACATCTATTAAGTTTGCTCCGGGTTTTATATTATCAGCGCTTATAAAATTGGCTTTACCAACGGCTGAAATTAATATATCTGCTGTTTTAGTTATATCAAATAAATTTTTGGTCTTAGAATGACAAAGTGTAACGGTGCCGTTTAGATTAGTTAATAATAAGGCCAATGGTTTGCCAACCTCATTACTTCGACCTATAATAACGCAATTTTGACCGTGGACACTTATTTTATAATAATCAAGCAATTTTATTATACCCAAGGGCGTACAAGGTATAAAACGCGGTATATTTATAGATAACGACCCCAAATTATCAGGATTAAACCCGTCTACATCTTTTAAATAATTTATGCTTTGCATTATAAGAACTGTGTCAATATTTTTGGGCAAAGGTAATTGAACCAAAATACCAGTTATATTTTTATCTTGATTTAATTTATAAATCAAGCTTAATAAATCATCTTGTTTGGTATCTAAATCAAAATTATAAACCAAAATTTTGATACCAACGTATTCGCAGGCTATTTTTTTATGTTTGATATAAATTTTTGAAGCCTCATCATCGCCAACTAAAATAACGGCTAAATTAATTTTATAGCCGTTTTCTTTTATCTCAAGTTTGATTTTGTCTTTAATGATATTTGCACTTATGCGTCCGTCTAAAATCATTTTTTTGCCCCTAATTATTTATTAATTATCTATTGTGAAAAATGGACACCGAGAAAAATCTCATGTTAAGGCGGATTCCGGATTTGGCTTCCCGAGTAAAATGTTCATTTTTTGCCCCTTTTATTTTACCCATATTATACCAAAATTAGCCATACTTTTTTTGACCCTTTTATTTAATTCTTGACTAAAGATATATTCTTTTTTGAGGGGTGATTTTGTGTCAAATAATAAAAATTTAGCTAGAGCTAAAAAAGAAAAAAATGACGAGTTCTATACTCCAATTTCAGCCATCGCCAACGAAGTTATTCACTACAAAAAACACTTTAAAGATAAAGTTGTTTTGTGTAACTGTAATGATGACGAGACAAAAAACTTTACCCGTTATTTTTGGCTAAACTTTGAGGATTTTGGTTTAAAAAGGCTTTTATGCGTTAGTTTTAGTTTTGAAAACAAAGGTGCTTATTATATTGATATTAATAAGCAAAATTTTTTTATTCCAAGTTATGATTTTTTTGTCCAAGATTTTAATTGGTTTGAGGCGGAGGCATTTAAAAAGCCTTTAAAAGGTAACGGCGATTTTAGAAGCCAAGAATGTATTGATTTGTTGAAGCAAGCTGATATTGTCGTGACTAATCCGCCGTTTAGTTTATTTCGTGAATATATTGCTCAACTTATTAAGTATGACAAAAAATTTTTGATCATGGGCAATATTAACGCCGTCACGTATAAAGAGGTTTTCCCTTTGTTTAAAGAAAATAAGATTTGGTTTGGTTATAATCGCGTACAACATTTTAAAGGTGGGCGAAAAAAAAAGAGCTAGTCAATCTAGCCCTTTTTTTATTATTCTTCTATAATTTCCCAACGGCCGTGACAGCTTCCATCTGTTGGCCCTGGATCTTCCCTAAAGTATAAATAATCTTCGCCGCTATCATCAATAACACGGTAATAATCTTGGTCTTCGATAGTTGCTTCATAAATTTTGCCGTTTGTTAATTCATCAACGCCAAAACTTGGACCTATATATTTAAGTTTCATAGTTATCCCCCTTTTTTTGATTCTTTTTTTTCGGTTCTTGATTTAACTTTTGCAGCATATTGTTTGCCTTTTAACTCATACCAGTGGACATCAAAAATATATTTGTCACTTTCGATTTTGCCCACACATTTGCTCCATTCTTCAGCGTTACCACCATACTTTTCCGCAAGCCTGTATCTGGCCAGCAGTTCAGTGTTTGAACCGTTACCTGCTATAATTTTTGCATACTCAATTGTTGCCTTTTTTGGTATAAAATCTTTTTTGCCGTTAAACTTATAATCAAGTTTTTTCTGAAGAAAAGCATTTGTACTTATATTATACTTCTCAAAATCTTTTTTGTCAAGATATTTATTTTTCCAAATTTTGTAAGTCATATCTGCTGGCACTGTAAAATATTTATTGCTGATATTGTCTCGTGCGGCCCGTGTCTCGCCTTCTATATAATCATCGTCAACAACCGGAATAGTTGTAGACCGGCAATAATTGTGAAAAGGTGGTGCGGTAATACCCGGCTCATATTGACTCATTGGAAATATTTTACCATCCATATTTTGACAAATCTCTGAAGTTCTGTCATCTAGTGTCGCAAGAATTTGATATTTTTCTACGCCTGATTCAATAAAAGCATCTTTAGTGCTTAGAGAAGCAAAAAAGGCTGATTCTGTTTGAACTAGATTTGCGGCCCTGTGTTTAGCCACGTTAAAATCATTTGATATTTTTTTTATGACTTTGTTTAGGTCATCACCGCGGATTATAGCTTGTGTGAAGTCAGTTTCAAGCACTTTTAATAATTCTGGTCTTTGTTTACCCCATATTCTTTCTGAAAAGTTCAAACCATCCGCGGCCCAAGGTGATGATAAGACTTTATTAATTTTATTTGTGTCTAATTTAGCAAAGGAAAAGCTATGCCCCAAATCTTTTTGTATTTGGTATATCGTTTTATAATAATTTTCAGAATATATATCTTGTAAGGCTTTTTTTAATTCAGTATTTTCTTGAGCCGATATACATTCGACTTCTTGGCGCATTTGAAATAATAAAGCTTCTAACCGGCTTACTCTGTATCTTATAGATGCGTTTTCTAGATCTTGGGCCCACGCTTTAGAATACTCGAGTGTTTTGCCTTTTTCTATATATTCTTTTACGTCCATTTTGAATAATTTAAGCTGTCTATTTGTCAAGAGCTTGCGGGCGTCAGCAAAGCTAACATTTTTATTATTATCAACAAAGCGCGCAAAAAATATTTGTATCTCCTCGACTATTTTTTTTATAGCCTTGTTGTATTGAGAATTTATATTTTGTGTTAGCTTATCCGCGTTTTTAAAAATTTCTTGTTGTTGGCGTAGAATTCTATTTGCCCAATACTTTTTATTCATGGTATAATTTTACCACAAAAAGTAAAAAATGGCAAAAAAAGGTGATAAAATGTATAAAATTTGTATTGACCCGGGGCATGGGGGTAAAGATCCCGGAGCTGTAAACGGTAACTATCAAGAAAAAAATTTTAATCTTGATATAGCAAAAAAATTAGCTTTTTTCTTAGAGAGTGAAAACGAATTTAAAATAATATTTACTAGAACAGAAGATATATATGTATCTTTAGATGATCGTTGTAGTATAGCCAATAAAAACAAGTGTGATATATTTGTATCTATACATATAAATTCTGCGACTAATCCGTCTGCGAATGGTATAGAAACGCTTTGTTTTGGAGAATTTCAAGACAGAAATTTAGCTAAATATATACAAAAAGCTTTAATAACCGCGTCGAAAGCTAAGGACCGCGGCGTTAAACACACTAATATGTTATATGTAATAACTAATACAAAGATGCCAGCAGTATTAGTAGAAGCGGGCTTTTTAAGCAATCGAGAAGATTTAGAGTCGTTAATAGACGATTTTTATCTGGATAAAATAGCTGGGGCTATAGCCTTGGGTATTTGTGATTATTTTCAAATACAAAGCAAAAATAAGGTTTTTGTGACAGGACCCCAAAGGTATAAAACAATTGACGAGGTACCGGAGTATGCCAAAGAAAGTGTAAAAAAAATGTGTGATACAGGAGCTATAAAAGGAGACGGCGAAAGTTTAGATCTTTCTGAAGATATGTTAAGGCTAATAGTTATTTTTGATAGATATATAAAAAAGAGGCAAACTAATGACTCAAAATAATATAGATGTGCAAACAGAAAAAATTATAAATTATGCTTTGCAATATGGGACAAGTATTGAACACGCAATACAAGAAACTCATACTTCAATTTCAGATATTTGTAAAACATATGATATATATTATGACATATTAAGTGAACGTATAGAAAAAGTGTGCAATGAGATAGTAGAACAAAAGAAAAGCAAAAAAAACTTTTTAGCAACGTTAAAAGACTATAAATTGGCGTCAAAATTCACCAAGCCAATAAAAGCGCTTTTAAAAAATAAATATGGAGTCGTAATTAACTAGAAGGCGGTGAACTTATTGAGGCAAAAAATTCTAGAAATAGCAAAAGAACAAATAGGAACTACAGAAAAACCGATTGGAAGCAGCAACGTAAAATATAATACATGGTATTATGGACATGCCGTAAGTGGGGCAAATTATCCTTGGTGTGCGGTTTTTGTCGCATGGTGTGCTAATCAAGCTGGAATATCTACAAACATAATACCAAAAACGGCGTCAGTATCTAATTTGCAAACCTTTTTTAGAAATCAAGGGTTATACAAAAATAAAGGTTATAAACCGAGCCCCGGCGATATAATGATTCAAAAGTCAAACGGAGCAAGTCATACAGGCATAGTTTTAGAATCAAATGGCGCAACTTTTAGCACTATAGAAGGTAATACGTCAAATAAAGTAGCTAAACGCTCATATTCTTTGAATGATAGCCGTTTATCCGGGTTTGGTACGCCAAAATATACGAATGACGAAAGTATCACAAATGCCTCAATTGTTCAGGACCAAATTGAGACTCAAAGCGAAATAACACAAACTAAAGAAATAAGCAGTGTTGTTATAAAAAGTATAAGCGGAGCGGGTAATGTTAGGCGTGAGTATGTCACTCTCGATGAAAGCCAAAAAAAAGAAGCTCAAATTTTAGAGCTTTATATTATAAACCATGAAAATAAAATGTTTACCCCAATAGTAAAAGAGGGGATAACCTGGGAAACCTCGAGAAAAGATGCGCCGGGCAAATTAACTTTTACAGTTATGAAAGATGATATAATATCTTTTAATGAGGGCAGCACAGTTATTTTTAAAGCTAATGGTAAAAATATATTTTATGGTTTTGTATTTTCAAAATCACGTGATAAAGAACATCATATAAAAGTAACAGCCTTTGACCAAATAAGATATCTAAAGTCAAAACATACTTATATATATCAAAACAAAGGGCCTGAAGACTTGATAAGACTAATTGCAGATGACTTTGGTTTGAAAGTTGGCGAGTTAGATAACACAGGCTATAAAATAGCATCAAGGCTTGAAGATAATAATACTTTGCTTGATATGGTACAAAACTTAATTTACGAAGCTTGCTTAAACACCGGCAATATATTTGTCTTGTATGATGATTTTGGCAAATTAACGCTAAAAAATATAAATAATCTAAAGTTAGATATGGTCGTTAGTGGCGATAATACGCAGAATTTTGACTATCAGACCACGATAGATAAAAATACTTATAATAAAGTTATTATTTATAGAGACAATACAGAAACCGGTCAAAGAGAATTTTATGTTGCTCAAAGCACAGATAATATCAAAAAATGGGGTGTTTTACAGCTCACAGAAAAAGCCGATGAAGCTGAAAACGCTCAAAACAAGGCAGATGTAATATTAAAATATTATAACTTTGTAGAAAGAAAAATAACGCTCAAGAAAGTAATTGGCGATTATAGGCTTCGCGCTGGTTTTTGTGTGTATAATTATTTTGACCTTGGCGACATTATATTAAAAAAATTAATGCTGATAGAAAAAGCGGTGCACTATTTTGATACTCATTCCCATTTTATGGATTTGACTTTAATAGGTGTCAAATGGTAAAAATATGATATAATTAATTTGCCCAAATTAGGGCAAACTATTCCACTTTTGTGAAGCAAGAAGATATATTTATTGTTTGACATTTTTACCCAGTAGAAGCCATTTTTCAATGGCTTTTTGTGTTATAATAAATAAGTCCGAAAAAAACGGGCAAAAATAACACAAGATATTTTTTTTACTTGCAGTCTCATTCTTAAAAGTATATTTTTTTTGTTTAGAGCTATATTTTTCAATGTGGCTTTATATAATAAATATGCCCCCAAAAAAGGGCAAAATCGTATTGATGTCGTTTAGTTTTGCTAGTTTTTTCTATGTTCGTGAGTTCTTTTAAAGTCGCGTGTCAAACGCGGCTATTTGTGTTATAATATATATGCTCAAAAAAAGGGCAAATACTCATAATTAATAAAGCGCATAAAGCAAAAATCTAAATGTAATATAGTTTGTAATCATAAACTCAAATATGGTTCTAAAAAAAATAGTTGTAGGGCAACAAAAAACGGGGCTTTAGTCAATCAGTCCCAAGCGTTCTATTTTATATATAAAAACATTTTATTCAAAAAGATCTGGTCCCCTCCAGGTCTTTTTTTGTGTTATAATATATATGCCCGAAAAAAAAGGGCAAAAGTAGCACGAAATAACAGGCTTCTAAAATAGTATTTTCAACTTTTTCAAAATTTAATTTCAATTAATTTCAAATTGTTTTCTTACCTAATTTGGGGGTTCAGGATTACCCCGAATGTACCAAGAAAGCGTATAACGTCACTTCAAAACTTCAAACTTTACGAAGTACAAGTTAAGTTTGTATGATAATCATGATCAAATTTTTTATAAAACGGTAGCATTACGCCCATAAAAAGGGCGGGTTAAAAAAAAATTAAGGCAAAACACGTTACAAAAAATAATTTATCTTTTAAAGGGCCGCATTGTGAATGCGGTCTTTTTTTGTGCTATAATTTATTTGCCTAATTTTGGGCAAAACACTTTTTTGGATGTTTTCTATCCTCCTGATCTTAAGTTAATAAATTTTTTGAAATAAACACAAAATCACGTTAGATTATTATTTTTTTTACGGATTGGCAAAGAAAACCAGTGTGACCTGGTTTTTTTTGTGTACACGCCTCAAATTTACGTTTTTTTGTTTGAGACTATAAATATTACCTAAAAAAACTAAAAGCCCAAAAATGAGCGTGTTAGACGTCAATTTTGAGCCTGCGTGTTAAAAAAGTTATCATCAAAATTATCTTCTTGCTTCTCATTTTTTATGAGTTTCAATTCTTCTTGTAAATCGTCAATATAAGGGTGATTTTTTATAAGCGTTTGATTTGATATTAAGCCAACAGAATTTTTTATATCATTTATTATTTCGCTCTCGTTTACGATTTGGTCTTTGTTAAACATAATGTCTACTTCTTCATCAAAAAAATTACCCTTGCCCTTGTTTTCCAAATCCACATTTATAAAATATAACAATTTTTTTATTGACGCTCTAAATTCTACTTCCATTGCGTTTGCGTCCATATTAATATCATTAAATATTGATTTTATATTCATCTCGTTTGGTGCGTTTCCATATCTTAAGTCTGCCGCGTCGTATCCCTTACCAACGCTTATAAGTTCTTTCTTTATCATCTCAATGTTTGTCTTATAATTTTCAGGGTTGAAATTAACCTGTAAAGTTTTAACGTCGCCGTCACCTCTTACTTTTATTGCTCCATATGTTGCCAAATTTTGCCTGAATTCGCCCAAATTCTGCCCGTCATAATTTTTAAGGACCAAAATCGTATTTCTGGCGTCTTCTTGCAAATCATCTTGTAAGTCGCTCAAAGTTTTATTCAATGCGTCTTGTAAAAGTTTCAAATCGCGTATTAGTGGTATTTCCAAATAATTATATTTAAACGGCGTTAATGGTATTTTACCCCAATTATAAGCCTTGTTGTCTATATTGTAATAAGATGTTGCCGGTTTTTGGACATCTTCTATAAGTTGGCCGTTATAAAATTCGTAATACTCAATGCCCTCGGGCTTGTATACCTCTACTTTTTCAACTAGTTTTTTAGTACCCTTTTGATAAACCCAAATACTATATAAGCGCGCAACTGCGGCAAGTTTTGTATGTTCTTCGTCTTCCCAAAACGGCAAAACCTCGTAAGGTGCAAAACGCTTTAATCTAAATTCGCCGTCTTCATCATAATACGAGTAAACCCAAGCAATACCACAATTCAAGCAATCAATGCAAATCATTTTTAGTAACCTGAAAAAATCATCGTCTAAATAATTTTGTAATAGATCATCATATTTTTGATTTTCTGCTGTTATCAAAGGTGATAAACCAACTAAAAAATTCGTTTTTTGGTCAACTATTTTTTTATATTGATTATCAACAATTCTATTATTGGGCAAATTATAAATTGGTATTATCTCGCCGCCTGCACCTATCGCTTCACGTCTTTTTTTCAAAATATCATGATAACCACAATAATATTTATCGCCGTTTATTTGTTCTTGACGTTTTGGCGATATTTTCCAAAAGTTAATTTCTGTTTGTATTAATTGCCTGTCATTTAATAAGCCTTTGGCTTGGTTTTCTATTAATTGATTATAGTACTCCATTAGATTTGGTGGGTCAAAAAACATAAAAACACCTCGTAAAATTATTTTTAATCAAAAGAAAATGCGCGCGCCTTAATAAACGGCTCTACTGCGTATCTCATCGCGTCTATTAAGTGATTGTATTCATCTATTGGTTTATTAATTTGTCTATCAAATTTATCTTTTTGCCAAGTATAATTTTGTATCTCATCAAAAAAATTATTACATTTTGGGCTAATTATTATTTGAAAATCAGTCAAAAAGTCAATACCGTTTAATATACTGTCTGGGCCTTTTCTTGAGGCCGTTATATGTGGTAAGCCCAAATCATAAAGCCTGTCAATGCTCTTGGGTTCGGCACTATCTGCTATTATTTTCTCTTTTGAGTAGCCTTTGCGTAATATTTCCAAATAGATTTTTTCATTACTTAAACCTTTTTTATATATTTCATCGAATACATATATGCGTTTTTCTTTTATATTAATTATACCACAAAAAAAGGCCGTTGGGTCTTGAACATATCCAAAATCCAGGCCAAATATAAATTTTGCATCTGGGTTTTTCTTTAGTTGCTCAATATCAAAATATTTTTGAATAAAGTTTTCAAATACCAATCCTTCTGAAATACCCCAATTACCCAACCCTGCTATATTATAACGCCGCGGGTTGTTTTTTTTCATACGTTCAAATAATTTTAAATCTGCTTTGTCTAGAAACTCATTGTCTTTATAAGTTGTCGTAAATGCGTAAGTGTCTTCGTCTTGATTATCAAAAAAACGTTTCTTTATCCAGTGGCGCTCGCTCCAAGGGTTTAATAAAATAGTAACCCTCTTCCATAAACCTTCTGGCAACTGTCCACGTATACATTCATCTATATAATTAAAGTCGTCTTCTTTTGTTATCTCAAACGCTTCCTCGAGCCATAAAAAACAAATTACGCCGCTGTCAACTGCTATTGATGTAAGCTTTAAAGGTGAGTCCAAGCCTCTAAATAATATTTTTTGGCCTGTTTTTTTATATATAAGCTCCAAAGGGTTAACGGTTATTTTCCAATACTTATTTACACCAAGCCTATTTATCGCCCATTTTAGATCAGCAAAGCAGCTATCTCTTAACGTTCTTTCGGTTTTTCTAATTACTAAAGCGTTTGCGCCGGGGTAAGACATTATATTTACTATGTGCCATAAAGCTGTTGTTTTTGATTTTTTGCTTGCGCGGCTTCCTTTACATACGACATATCTTTTTTTTGTCGTCCAAAACTCATTATAGCCGCCGCCAACTATTTTTTTTAAAGATAATTCTCTAGCTTTTAAGGTCATTTTTTATTATCACAGGTACAAAATCAACATTTGCGGGGTCATTAGCCTTTATATTCCAATGCTCCGGGTCTTTATTTCTCAAATAAAACATTATCGCCGATACTGACGGCTGTATATATCTTGTCTTTTTTGTTTCTCTTCCCATGAAGTCTGTAATAGTTTCTGTGACATAATAGCCATTCATTAATCTAATCAAAGCACCTTCTGCCTCTTCTACTGAATATATATTTTCTTCTATTACCTTTCTTAGATCCTCGCTTTTTTCTTTCCATTCTGAAAACGTAGTGGTACAAATCTTGAAAACTTGTCGCCGCAATTGATTTTCTGAATAGCCTTTTTGTAAATATCCGGCTACTCTTTCCAAATTTTCCGGTCTTAACCAAAAAGCAAATTTGCGGCTCTGTGTTTTGAATTCGTCCGTTGTTTTTTCTTTTCCCATTTTTTTCACCTCTTTATTTATTTTACCACACTTTTTATAATAAAGCAAAAACCGCGCAAAAACGCAGTTTTTATTTCTAGACGTAAATTTATACCAAAAAAGAATTCAAATTGATTTTAGACGTATTAGATTTGAGCTAACGATAAAGTAGGCTAATAACTCAAATCATATCTTGTGGTATCAGTCCACATGCCGTATATCCTTGCTGTTGCACTTGGTGTGCTGCTACTACCTGAAGTAAAGTCATTAGAAGATATATAAAAATATAGATATACATAGGCACCAAATTGACTAGAAATACTTGGAATGTAGAAGCTTTGTATCTGGCGAGAACTTGTAAAAGCATATCTTCTCACTATATAAAAATCATAATCACCGGATGTTTGGATAAATAATATTGCCTCTACTGTTGCTTTGTTACTTTCAACAATCTCCTGATCTATATACAAGTAAAAAGGCTCACTTTCAAGTCTAACAAAGGTATCACCATAAGCTATTCCGCCTTTTGAAGGAGCATTTGCGCCAGTTCCTTTTGCACTCATCTGAAAAATTCCACCATCCATTCTGCTTGAAACTGTTTTAAATACCTCGTAAGTCCAATACAATTCAGCAAGCTGACCATAATTTGATTCGGAGAATTTTTCTGTACCAAGATAAAAAGTAGAAGAAGGCCATACTTTTGTCCAAGAACCATTATATTTTTTCTTTACGCTTGTGCAATCAGACCAACTGCCATTTGTTTTTCTCTTTACAGCGCTTATATTTGACCAAGCCCCATTTACTTTCTTCTTTAACATGCTACCACGCCCATAAATCGTTATTTTGTGCTGTTGACGGGGTACTTGAAGTCACATAAGTAACGCCAACATTTGTATTTGCCGGTGACGTTAATATTTTACGCCAACCACACCATGTATCAGCAGTATTTACATACCAACGTTGATTTATCCAAATATCACAAGTCGCATTTGTATAATCACTAACACGATAAGCAAATAATACTTTATGTCCTCTGTTTATCGCCAGGTTAAAACCCCACCACCTGGTTGTATCATCTGGTGTTCCTGTACAATCTTCGGTCCCAAAAAAACCACAATGCGGCACCTCAATTGAATCTATAAACGTCAAAATATTTTGGTTAGTTACCCAACCATTATTTCCTAGAAAGCCGTAATTATTTTCTACACCCAAATTTATTAAGGCTTGAGCTGCTGTAGTTGCTCCAGTTCCGCCATTAGATATAGGCAAAGTACCAGTTACGTTGCTCAAATCTTTATCAACCTTGTTATTTAAAGCGGTCGTAACCCCTAAATTTATTAAAGCTTGAGCAGCAGTAGTTGCTCCAGTTCCTCCGTTGGTTATTGGCACGGCTCCACTTGATACGTTAGAAAAATCTTTGTTTAATTTGTCATTTAAAGCTGTATCTATAATATCGGCATTATCATTAAAATCTTGAACACTATAAAAATCCGTTCTATCAGGTTTTTTAAGATTATAATTTTCTGTATAATTAGCCATTTTATCACCCTTATAAAATCATTATTTGAATATAAGACTCATCAATTCGCCTCATAACACGATATTTTGTTTGTGTTTCAGAAACCGTAGCAACTGCATTTTCATTTGGTTTTACATAATCATTAACTTTAGCTGTTCCGTCGTCTAAACATACCAATTTGCCTAATAAACCAATTGCTGCCCATTCTGGTCTTTCATTACGTGGTATATATTTTTTCTCACTGTCATATTTACTTGATACTTTTAATTGTTCTTCTGTATGTTCTTCAACTATCAAATCACCGTTTTCATCTCTTTCTTCTGGTATTGTCACGGTCTCATAAATCGGACGTCCAAAAACATCTTGCTCATACATATATGCCCATTGATCAGCGTAAGAATCGCCAATAACTGAGGCATTACCTGAAACAACACCCAAAATATAAGTATCTTTTTCATTTGCAAGTCTTATTTTATCACCGTCTAAAGTCACAAATTTCCCAGCTCTGTCTTCGTTCACTTGATTTTCATCAAGCCATTCAAACATTTCTGCATAATCCGCACCTGACGTGTTATATGTTTGGCCGTAAGTATTACTTTCTGTTGCTCTAAAGCAATTTGCTTTTGCTGATGAGCCCGTTCCGCTGCCAACTATAAAATATCCACTTCCAGATATATAGAATGATGTATCCCCCTTTTCTACATTGTAGCGTCCTACTACTGTTTGGTAGTAATTAGATATTGTGTTGCTCCCAGCAGCATGTGAATACCATCCTTTTGCTGTTGTGCCCCTACCTTCAGCGTGCGATTCATTTCCACTTGCTGTTGTATTCCAGCCCTCAGCATGCGCACTTGTACCACTTGCAGTGGTTGATTCACCTTCAGCGTGCGATCTTGTTCCGCTTGCTATGGTTGATTCACCTTCAGCATGTGAGTACGTTCCGCTTGCTATCGTGCCCTCCCCTTCAGCGTGTGATCTTGTTCCGCTTGCTGTCGTGTTGTACCCTTCAGCATGTGCGTAAGTATTACTTGCTGTGTTATTTTGACCCTCACAAGTTGCATAATCTCCTACACTCGTATTTTCTTTTTGGCCAGTTCTTATATATCCGGCACTATTACCAGTCCCGCCGCTTGTTATTGGTATCACTCCACCGGACGCATTAGAAAAATCTTTATTCAATTTGTTGTCTAAAGCCGTCGTAATTCCCAAATTACTTAAAGCATCAGCCGCGGTTGTTGCTCCAGTTCCGCCGTTGGCTATTGGCACGGCTCCACTTGAAACATTGGAAAAATCTTTATTCAATTTGTTGTCTAAAGCTGTCGTAATCCCCAAATTACTTAAGGCTTGGGTAGCCGTCGTTGCTCCGGTTCCACCGTTAGCTATTGGTATTGCCCCACTTGAAATATTAGAAAAGTCTTTTTCTAGTTTATCATTTAAGGCCGCATCAATAATATCGGCATTCCCATTGAAATCTTGTATGTTATAAAAATTTGTGTCATCAGGTTTTTTAAGATTGTAATTTTCTGTATAATCAGCCATTTGTCAAATTCCCCTTTCTTAAGTTTTTATGATCATAAGCCGTTAATTCTCGATAAGTTAACGGTGTTAAAGCTAAATATTTATTATAGTTTGCCGGATTCAAATCTTCCTCCCTTAATTCACTATGCAAGTACTCTTCTAGTTCTTCATGCGTAAACGGTTCTAAAATCAAATATTGATTCCAAAGCAAAGACAAATCGATTATCAAATTTGCCGGCACTACTTTTCTTAGCAAACTATCAACTTCATTATACTGCTTTCTAACGCTCAATGCAAGCCTAACAACTAGTTTATATTCGTTATTAATTAATTCGCAAGTATAATCATCGCCGCAAAGCGCATATAGCATATTTTTTAATTGTCTAAAAGTAAAAGGCAAATCCACGTTTATTCGCGCTAATATTCTAAAACGTCTATCGTCTAGTGTGTCCGTTCCCATTGGTACTATGTTTAAAATATTTTCCCAACGCTTGCATCCTTCCTCTGTCAAAGTTTTTATAAATTGGTTATCTAAAACGTCTTTATGAGCCGCCCATAAATTATTTATTTCCGGGTTTTCTGCATCGGCTATTTTTTCAAACTCCAAAATTCTTTTTATAACTAACGGCCAATAATCTTTTATATCTATGTTTTCTCTTTCCACACTAAAACCCCCAGCATTATATTTCAATTTTAAGGCGTCAAATCGACGCAAGAATCGCTTTTATTTATTTTTTGGTATTATTTATCGCCTATTTTTTTTGTATCTAGAAAGGCAAATCTGAATCATCTAAAATATCAGTTATATTATTGCCCTCTACTTTTTGCCCTGTGCCTGCTCCTGTAAAATAATGTTCTTCTACTATTACCTCGGTTGTCCATATTCTTTGACCTTCTTGGTTTGTATAACTTCTAACCCTAATTTCGCCACAAATACAAATCATTTTGCCTTTTTGTAGATATTTTTGAGCAAACTCGCCAGTTTTTCCAAAAGCCACGCAATTCACAAAATCTGCGTCCGGCTCGTTTTCGCGTTTAATTTTTCGAGGTACTGCCAAAGTATAATGCGCAATAGCTAAAGGCGTATCACCTTGGCTATATCTGACCTCCGGGTCACGTGTTAACCGGCCCATTAAAATTACTTTATTCACTAAAAAAACTCCTTTTATTCTAAGCTGGACAAAGACCCCAAAATTACTATATTATTTGGCTGTGCTTGATAATTTGCCGCCAACTCATTAAGCTCTGTGTCCGCAACGTCTATTATACCAGACACATTTAATAAATGCGTCTCAATTTGTGAGATTCTAACAATAATATTATTTTGGTTCTCCCAATCTGTATTAAGCTCTAAAAAATAATCATTTATAACTTGACGGGCGTTTGCTTCAACGTCAGCCCAAACATAGCCGTCTTCTAAAGTTATATTTGATACAATATTAATCGTTTCTTCGCCAACGGCTTCAACGGTAACAACGTGGCCAATTGGGGCAATTCCCAAACCTTCGCCCTGGTTTTGTACAGGGTCAATTAAAGTTTGTACTTGATTAACTAAATCCGTGCTGGGTTTACTAAAAGTAGAATCTATTATAACTAATTTAACCGTACCGCCGCCGTTCCAAATTGGGTAAACTTTAACGCCACCAACGCCATTTATTTTTTTTGTTTTTTGTCTATAATCCGTAATATTCCCGCCGTAAGCCTGTTTGTCAAAGCTTTCAAAATATCTTTGTC